GGTTGCTGCCCTCTTGGTGAAAAACCACGACTTTTGCAAAAATCATTACACCGACGGGGGCTGAGTATCAACCAGAATGAAAACTGAATCCAAAAAAGAAACCATAGCACAAGCAGCGGCGAGATTGACGCTTGCTCTCGGTCGAAATGTGACCTCGGACTGCGTTCGTCAATGGCGGAAAAAAGGATTGGACTTGCACGACACTAACGCGCTGATGGCAAAACTTCGGAATCAAAAACGGATGCCAAAAAAGATCAAGCCACCAATCGATGACCAAGATCCCGACGACGACGATTCAAACCAAGATTTCCCCGACATCCTTGCCGACCAAATCCCCGACGAGATCAAGAAGCTGGAAAGCAAACTGATCGCGGCGAAGGATTACGAAGAAGCGCGGACCATTTCCACGCAGCTCACCGGGTTAAAGAACGCATTCCGTCTGCATGTTGAAATGGGTCAATACGTCACCCGCGAATCCCAAGAACGCGAAGGACTTCATGCTGGGCAAGTCATCAAACAAATGATCATGCGGATTCCATCCGAAATTCCACAGGCCTTGGTTGGGTTAGAATACCCAGACGCGGTAAAGAAGTGTGATGACTTCGCCCATTCGATGCTTTTGGAAATGTCCGAACTCGGCAAACTTCTCGATGATAGATCAACGTAACAAATCGCCTTATGTTTGGGGCTTGTCATCGGGACTTAAACCGCCCGACCGCTTACCATTGGCAGAGATGGCGAGTCAGAACGTGTTCTTGTCTGGGTCTCAATACGGTTCCAAATATGATCTCTCGGTCGTGCCGGCGCATGATTTCATTTTCAATTCGTTCAAAGATCCAGCCGTGAAAGAGATCGCGAACGTGGCGCCGACGGGGTTTGGCAAGACGACCATCTTCGAAGTCTGCGGTTCGTATGCGGTCGCGCAAGATCCTGGCGACATGCTCATCCTCGGACAGAACGACAAACTGATCCAAGATTGGATGGAGTCACGATTCTTGAAAGTGCTTCGGAAATCACCTTGGACCAGAGACTTCATCCCGACTGGGGCGCAGCGCAACGACACGAAAAAGACGCAGATCATTTTCAAGCACATGAGCCTTTTCACGGGTGGAGCCAACGAAGCGAACACGCAAGAGAAGTCGATGAGGTATTGCTTCGGTGATGAGCCTTGGAAATGGAAACACGGAATGATCGGCGAGTTCTTGAGACGTCACCATAACCGACTCAACCGCAAGATGCTTTTACAATCCCAAGGTGGAGACGAAGGAACGGAATGGGAAGAGTTTGCGAGAAATGGCAAGTGGCATGACGGCCATCATCTCTGCCCTGAGTGCAAACAATTTCAGCCAGTGTCGATGAAGATGCTGAAATATGAAAAAACCAAGGACGGGAATGGGGAATATGATTGGGTCAAAATCAATCAATCAGTCAGACTTGTTTGTCCGACTTGTGAAACCGAGTTCGAAGATTCCGACGGCAACCGCAGGAAGTGGGCGAAGTGCATGCCGGTATGGAATGGCAACGCTCACTTTCCAGATCGCATCACCTACTCATGGACATTCCTCACTGTATGGACAAAGACATGGTCCGAGATTGTCAAACTCTGGATCACGGCGAATGACTCGGTGAAGAACGGAAACTACGAACCGCTCAAGCAATTCATCAACAAAGAGATGGGTCAATTCTGGGAGCAACCCAAAGACACGCCCAACCTCGACACCCGCCATGATCCTTATTTGAAATCGGCTTACAACAACGGGGAGAAGTGGGAGAACGAACATGCCAGGTTCATGTCTATTGACGTTCAGAAGCAAGGATTCTGGGTGACGATCCGCTGCTGGAGAATTGGCGAGACGAAATCCAGATTGCTTTGGGAGGGGAAAGTTGACACTTACCAAACACTGTTTGAATTACAATCTCGCTTTAGTTTGGAAAACCGCGATGTGTTTGTCGATGGTCGGTATGGGATCGACGAGGTTGTGCGGCAGATTTACATTCATTGTGGCAATTCAGTTGAAAACCATTGGAATATCTTGATTGGTCAGGATAATTCAAAGGGCTATGCTTTTGACGTTGGGACATCAAAGCGTCCCCGAAAGGTTTGGAAGATCTATTCAAAGTTTCAACGCGGGGTGACGAGCCGAGGTCAGCAATATCGCACGATCAGCTTTTCAAACTTACGAGCTAAAGACGCATTGGCTGGATTGATTGAAATTGGCGATGGTGCGTTCGGTGTGCCAGTCGATGCTTCGCCCAACTACATTTCACAAATGCAATCGGAATCCAAACGCGAGATGAAACCGGGTGTTTGGAAGTGGGACAAGATCAAATCTCATTACCATAACCACATGTGGGACACTGAGGTCATGGGCATTGTTGCTTGTGCGATTCGGGGAGTTCTCAAGATTGAGTTAGTCGATGAATGACATGGATTGAAACGCACGCTTTTTAAATGGCGCGACCTTCCAACTCTTTTTTGAAAGCATTGATCCGATACGGGAATGCGTCTGCGGGGAACCTGACCAACCTTCAAACATGGCAAACAGAAGCCATTGTTGAAATCGCAGCGCAAAAGGGTGGCGATTTAGTCAGCGGATCAACCAACGGAAGCGCGTTCACCAAGATGACATCAATGACCAACTATGAATGGGTTGAAGTGCTAGGTGAAGTTTTAGAACATATTGACAGAGGCACACTGCCACAATCACGAACCATCGCTCGCCTCTTTTAAGTTATGCCAATCCTTGATTCATACGGAAACCCAGTGACTAGCGGCAGCGGCGGAAGATTTGCCAACGCAGCGACTCGCTATGACAGATCACAACCAGTTGAGCCTCTTTTCACGCAGGACTTCGACGCGCTTGTTCCCGATTGGGATCGCAAGACTTTGGTTTCTGGATCTCGGAAAATGTTTCAAAACTTTCCGCCAGCAGAAGGAGCGATCACGCAGAAAGCTGACAACGTAGTCGGCAGAGCATGGGACGCAAAGTTCAACGGCGAAGATAAGGAATGGGGCAAGCTCGCAGCCGATTGGCTGAATCTTCAATGGTATGGAATGTGCGACATCAAAGGAAACGACTTCAAATCCTTGATCTGGCTGGATTGCGTTGCTCTGGATCGCGACGGGGATTTCTTAACTGTATTCGAACCGACCGAAAGCGGATGGCCCATGACTCGCCGCATCCCAGCAAACCGCATCGGTCAAAGATCGTCATTCGACGACAAGATTTTAGTGGGTGCATACAAAGGAGCGAAGATGAGGCACGGGGTCATCATTGATCGTCGCGGCGTTCCTTTAGCCTATAACATCCTCGGCGACACACCCGAAGAGGATATTCAAATCAACGCGGTCGATTGCGTGTTTTCAAGTGATCCAAACTGGCACGACCAAACTCGCGGACTGCCAAGCCTTTCGGGAGCATTGAAATTTGTGAGATCATCTTTGCTCTCCCACGAATGGGAGCAGATGGCGCAGCTCATGGTCTCATCGATCGGATTGGTTGAATACAACGAAACTGGCGGACCGGACATCGACGACCCCGGCTATACAAGCCCGACCGATTCCACAACGACTCCGACAACCGAGCTTTTACAGAACGGCACGATTCGCTATTTCCGCAGCAATTCAGGCGGCAAGATCGAGCAGGTCAAACATGATCGCCCTGGCGACATGTGGGATCGCTTCCAAGATCGCGTGATTCGGATGATGTGTAAATCGTTGAAGTGGCCGTATGAGCTGGCATGGAAAGCCAACGAGATCAACGCAGCACTTGTCCGCTCGATCCAAGATCAAGCGCGGATGAGCGTCGAGGATCGCCAAGACACCTTGAAGGTTGGCGCCATTCGTCAGGTTCGCTGGGCAATTGCAAAAGCCATCAAAGAAGGAATCCTTCCACAACCTAAGAATCAAAGCGATTGGTGGAAGTGGGATTTCATCATGCCACGCAAGTTCAGCATTGATGCTGGCAGAGACGCAGCACAACGCCGCGAAGATTTCAAGATCGGGTTTAAGAACCGCGGTCAGATCATCACCGAAGAAGGTGGCAACGAAGAGGTCATGGAAGATGACCGCATCGAAGCCGTGTTCCGTTATGAGAAGAAGATCCGTGAACGTGAGCAACTGGAGGGATTCACCGTGGATCGTCGCAAGTTTGAAATGATGACACCGAATGAAATCCCGATTGCGGCGCCATCGAGCGAAGATGAAAACATCGATCAGGAAAACACACCCAAAAAAGAAGAAGAATGAAAACCATTTTAATCGAAAACAAGAGCGGAAAAGTAAAGCTCAACGAAGTAGTCACCCGTGAATCCATCGGCAAAATGATTGATGAGATCGGCAAGCTATTCGGCGCAACCGCATCAGCATCAGGTGCAGACTTTGGAGAGATCATGAACGCAGCGGAAAACGCAGTGGATGTTCTTGAGATCGAGATCAATTCCCCGGGTGGCAGCGTGTTCGATGGCTACACAGTATATCATGAGATTCAAAGCCTCAAGGATCGCGGCGTTGTGGTCAACGCAACCATCACCGGCATGGCGGCATCGATGGCGTCGGTCATCTGCATGGCATGCGATAAAGTCTCAATCGTCCCGCATGGCCGCATGATGATCCATGACGCATCCAGCGGATTCTCTGGCAATGCTGAACAGATGAGAAAACAAGCCGACCTTCTTGATGGGATCAGCGCAGACATTGCCAACATCTACTCAGCTCGGACCGGCAAGGAAGTCGCCGAGATCCGCGCCATGATGAAAAAGGAAACTTGGATGGACTCAAAAACCACAGTTGAGAACGGATTCGCCGATGAAGTTGTCAGCAAAGCAAACGCCTTGGTTGAAATCACTCTCAATACAGATACGCAAAATTCAAACTCAGAAACTGACATGATCTTCCTCACCAACAAAGCCGCAGTCGAGAAAATCTCTGGACTGGAAGCACGGACCGCAGAATTGGAAGCCGAAATCTCCGCACACGCTGCCGAGGTCGAAGCTCTCAAGGCTGAACAAGTAACCGCATCCGAAGCAATCGCAGAGCGTGACGAGAAGATCGTCGCTCTTTCCGCCGAGCTTTCCGAAAAGGTTTCAGCCATCTCCGCTGAACTTGCCGAAAAAGCCGAAGCAATCGCCGCTGCTGAATTGGTAATTCAAGACCAAGAAGCAATCATCGAAACTGCCAACGAAAAACTTGCTTCATTCGATGAAGAAGTCGCGAGCAAAGCCCAACTCCAGATTGCATCACTTGGATTTACTGGATCAATTCCAGAAGCATCCAGCGAAGTTGGAGCTACTCTCTCGACCCGCGAACAGATCAACGCAATTCCAGATGCGAAAAAGCGCCAGGAGGCGCGATTGAAAAACTGGAAAAACCTCTAATCTCCTAACCTCTAATAAAAAAATATCATGGCTAACACCTTTGACTCAGCATTAGTGACGGACAGCCTTCGCGACGTAGCGATCACTGTCCTTCAATCCCGCCTTGCTCCGCTTAACGCGTTTTCGCAAGACTTCTCCGCCGATCCTCTCAAGCCTCGCGCCACTGTTCAAGTGCCGATCGCAACAGCCGGCGGAACCACTCAAACCAACGCAACCAACTTTGAAAGCGGCGACAGCACGCTCGACAACGTAGCCGTTTCGGTTTCTCAGTATTCCAACAGCTTTCACCTGACTAACGATCAAATCAACGGCGGTCATCGCCTTGAGAAAATCGCCAAGATCAACCTTCATCAGCTTGCCAACAAAATCATCGATGTGGCTTTGGCTCCTGTCACCGCAGCTAACTTCGGTGCAGCAACCATCGACGTTGACACCGCTGGCGACGTTACCGCAACCAGCCTGAAAACATTGTGGGCAGCCATTAAAGATGGCGATTCCCGCAACCTGATCGTTGATGGCAGCATCTACGCTCAATTCCTCCCAGCTAACTTGGACGCATTCCAACTTGCATCTGGTGGCAAGAACGTCGGCATGTATGGTTTCGACTTCTTCTCCTACAACAACCGTTGGGATGGCGCAGAAGCAACCGTCAAAGGCTTTGCTTGCTCTCCTCAAGCGATTGCAGTTGCATCGGGTCTTCCTTCTAACGACATCGCTGGAAGCGATATGATGGCAGTTGAGAACATCGAGATCCCTGATCTTGGTCTCACGGTCCAAATGAACATGTGGGTTTCTCGCGCAACTCGCGCCGTCTGGGCATCTTACGATGTCATGTTCGGTGCTGCAAAAGGCGATCCAAACGCACTCAAAATCATCAAACTCACTCCTTAATCTGAATGAGCTTAATGGTTAAAAACGGCGGCGAAATGAAAGCTGCGGAGACAACCTCCGCAGCCCGCCAAATCGCTGTCGAACTTGCCAACAAGTCTGGGGGAAAATCTTACATCTACCGGTTACCAAGCGTGATCGAAGAGGTGATCTATCCTAAGAAAAAGGAACCCGTAAAAGACTCTGCGCAAAAACCGATTAAGCCCAAAGGAAAGAAGAAATAATTTTCTCTGGTTCGTTGTTCATAGTGAAGCCAGCTGCTCGAAAGGGTGGCTGGCTTTTTCTATGTGTTGAAACCAGCCAAATTATATGAGCATCGCCGCATTCGTCAAAACCGCTTTCAACTCGTCACTCACCACGCTTTCCGCTGAGGACGTGACCATCGGCGCGCAGACGAAAAAGGGAGTCATTGAGGACATTGGAACCGAGCTAATGTTGGGTGAGGGTGGCGATGAGGTCCGCCGAGGTCTCCGCATCACTTTTCCCGGTGCAGCGTTCACCACCACCCCAGCTCGACGTGCAACTGTGACTTGCCGATCTCTGACATGGCAGATCACTCGCGTCGATAACGGCCCCGGATCACTCACCATCGAAGTGGAAGAACCAGAAGCAAGAGGACGATGAACATCAACCTAAGAGCCGACGAGCGATCCATGCGCGAACTCAATCTTGCGTTGAATCGACTTGCAGAAAGCACAGGCAAGACGCTCAAAGAAGTACTACCTTCACAGATGCGCTTGCTCGCCACTGATCTTGCGTACGTCACATATCCCAAAGGGAAGGGATCAGGTGACAACGCGGACCACATGAAGAAGATCAGATCGAGGATCGCGCAGGTTTATCCAAGCATTCAAGTCATTTATACGCTGCTGAGATACAAAGATTCGAAAATGACCAAGCCGTTCGCTTTTGCATTCAATAACAAAGCTTATCAAAAGGCGCGGCAAATACTCGATCAGCACCTCCCAAACATGCACATCTCAATCGGCACGTTCGACGGAGGCAAGCTTCATAAGGAACAATCCGAACAAAAGAACGTCAGCCGTCGGTTGCTTGTCACTAGTTATTCCCGCGTCGAAGCTTACGCAAACAAAACCGTTCGAAAGTCTGGATTTGCAAAAGGAGGATTCGCCACCGCAGCTCGGCAACTCGGCGGAGTTCGTGGCATACCCGGCTGGGCAACTCGTCAGAAAGCGCCAGGCACGGGAACGGTGACAGGTGATGGCAGAACACTAACCGTCACGATGACCAACCTTGTCAACTATCTTGGCGCAGGCGCGCTGAAAAAAGGGGATGAGTCAATCGCCGTCAGTAATCGCCAGAAAAACGTGACCACTCTACTGGATCGAATCCAGACCAACAAAATCAAAAAACTAATGAGACGATGAGTAATTTATCCCTACACCGCAAAGTTGAAAAAGCCCTGACCGCTTATCTCCAGACGATCATCACAACTGGCATCACGATCTATCCCGGACACGACAAGGCATCGGTCGTTAGTGTCCCGCACATCATCGTTTATTCTGAGGATTGCGTTCCACATCCAGACATGCCGACCTTCACCGGCATCCGCATTGTCACCACTCGATTCCAGATTCGTGTTGATTCCGAAGTCGCTAGTGCCAGAACGTCACTTGATACCTGGAGAAAAACTATCGAGGACACGCTAGGATCTGTCCCAACGATATTGGCAGCGCTTAATCCACCCGCACAAGGACAAGACAACCGCACTATCACCGACCTTTATTTCTACGACATCATAGCCGGGACTGAGCCAACAGAGTTCGACCGAGCCGACTGGGTTGAGGATGTCGTTGTTGGCGTTGTCTGCCAGCCACTGGATTCACGATCCGCCTAGTTGAAATCCAGCGTCTTGTATGGACGCAGTCTATTTTCACCCAGCAGGTCACAAGCATCACTTTCGCAACGTGGAGCCTAAAGACGGCAAAGCAGATCTTCACGACGACGATGGAAAACTCGTTTTCAAAGATGTGCCTGTATCAGCCGAACCGAAGGACGGTTGTGTCGTGATCGATGGTTATCAACCCGCAAAAGTCTCCAAATCTAAACAATAAAAAATTATGGCACTCACCACTAAAGGCACAGCTCACTTATACGGAATCGTCGGCGGCGTAGCTATCGTCGCCAACGCAACCGTCATCTCTTGGTCGCTCAATTCTTCGAACAAGAACGTCGCAGAAACTGCAAACGAAATCGGCAACGAGATCGAGCGCAGATATGATGACCTTCACGCAGAAGGCACATTGACCATCCGTCCCCGTTCTGGATTCACTGCTCTCGTTCCCGGTGCCAACTACACCTACAACAGCGTCGCATTCGAAATCATTTCAGAAGGTCGCGAAGAGCAAAACCAAGGTTTTGTCACTCTGACCTACGCAATCAAAAAATCCGAATACGTAAGCTACGCTTAACCAAGTGGATGATCGATTCTATCACTCGTATCTTGCTCCAGAAGTAAAGGTTTGTGGCCGCAATCTGCAAACCTTCACTCTCTGGCATCATCTAGTCTTATCGTCGATCAATTCACCTGTCGCACTTGGCGGACCAAACATCAGCATTCCCGATCTGCTTCTGGCGGTTCGGGTTTGTGGCTTGAAATATGGTGAGCAACAAATCAAGCCGACGATCAAAGACGTATTCTGGCGCCTAAAGCTAACTCGCAACAAAAAGAGATTCAGGGAAGAGGCATCAAAGTTCTATGCTTGGATGTCGATGCAATGCAGCCCACCGCGATTCTATCGAGGAGGAAACACCGGGGGCGTCACCAAAGGAATCGAAAGCGGTCCGCGCTGCCTTGGTCTCGCTTGCTCTCTCATGTATCGTGGCGGCGTCAATGAGCATGACGCGTGGAATAGTTCGCTCGGTAAAGCTCTTTGGATGGATGTTCAATTCGCCCAGCTTGAGGGCATCCAACTCCGATTCTTGGACGACGCGGATCTCGACGATTCCGAAATCGATCTCTCAGAACTCACCGACGAAGAGGCAATGGAAATTTTCAAAGCAGATCTTCCAGAGGAATTTGTCCAAGGCTCATTCGATCACTGGAAAACGAACATTAAAGGAAAGGCAAACTCGATATGATGAAATGGGTATTTGGAGCAGACACGACACCATTCCGCAAAGGGCTGGATGACATGCGCACACAGACCAAGGCTTTTGCTGGCAGCGTGAAAGGAATGCTTGCCGGCGCGATTGGCGTTGGAACTATTCTCACAGGACTTAAAACTGTTGTTGAGTATTTCAGCCGCATCTCAGATCTCGCGACTCGCTTTGGTGAATCCGCTGAATCGATCCAGCGCGTAGGGGCCGCCGCCCAACAAGCCGGCTCTGATCTGGAAGGAGTTGCCAAGGCGATGACAATCGTCACAAAAAACGCCAACACAGCAGCATCACAGGGCGGATCTATGGCTGAAGCATTCGCGGCCCTCGGCATCGATGTTTCTAGCTTCGTGAACATGCCGATCGAAGACAAACTTCTCACCCTCGCAAAAGCGATGGATAACGGCAAAGGCAGCGGACAAAACCTCGCGCAGATGATGCAGGTCCTTGGTAAATCTGGCGCTGAAATGATACCTCTTTTATCTCAGGGATTTGAAGAGCTTCAAGAGCAGATGAAGAACACCAGCGTTCTTTCAGAATCAACAGTTGCTACCATCGAGCAATTCGGTGATGGCATGGATGATTTGAAGCAAAAATCAATGGTGCTTGGTGGATATATTTTCCAGTTCTTTGATATGTTAGGAAAAGGAATTGGCGCATTGCTCAATTTCAGCATTCGCGGATGGATGGAGGCATTTTCCCTGTTAGCCGATAGCTCAATGGAAAGCGCTTCAATTATGAAAAAACTTTTTACTGGCGATTTTCAAGGAGCAGCACAAGGAATCAACAATCTAAAAAAGAATTTTAAAACCTCATTCGATCAGATTGTTGAGAACGCTTATGGTTTTGTGTCAGATTTGGACTACGCGCTGGCTGGCGGCAAGACTGGGGAAAAGGGATCATCTGCCGATGTTGAAATGCTTGCTGAAATGGCGCAGCAAGAGGAAGAGCGTTCCAAAATTGCAGAAAAAACAGAAGAAGACAGAAAGAAACTCGCAGAGGAAATCGCAAAACTCAAAGAGGACGCAGCTTTCAATGAACTCAAACTCGCCGAGAAAATCCTCGCTTTGGAAACAAAAAGCGAAGAGATGCGCAAAAAGGCTTACAAGACAGTCGGCAACCAATCCTTAGAGGCTCAAAAGGAAATGCTTGAAACTGAGAAGGAGCTAAAAAAACTTCGCGAGGATCAAGAAAAAACTCAAGAGACAGCAAATAAAAAAGCCAAAGACCTTGCAGAAAAAGCCAAGGAGAAGGAAGCAAAGAAAACGGAAGAACTCGCCGAACTACGCAAGGATGAGGAAAAGCAGATCCGTGACGTTAAATTTGAAGGACTCAAGACAGATGAGGAAAAGGTCGCGATGCTCGCAAAAGAGCAGTCAGACCTTTTGAAAAAAGCCCAGAAAGCAAAAACCGAAGAGGACAAGATCAACCTTCGAATGGAGGCTCGTGACAAGGGATCAGAGATTGCTGGCATTTTGGCGGACCAAAAAGAAAACGTCCTCCCAACACTTTCGACAAGCTCACTCGCATCTATCGGTGGTGGCGGCAGCGCAAACATCCTCGCAGCAGGAACTCAGAAAATCGACCGTCAAATCTCCCTCCTTGAAGTTATCGCTCGCAACACTGCACGCGCAGAAGGTGGCGGCATAAAAATCCCTGACCCAATCTAAATCATGGCAATCAAAATCAAAGGCAGTCTCGGCAGTAGTTACGCTATCCAACCGGGTTTCTCACTCACTGAAAAAAACGATGGCACGATCGAGGGTCAGGTTGTTTTCATTTGTGACAGCAGTGGGCTTAGTAACCTCCCACAAATGGGCAGCGCACACCCAACGGATTATCGCTGCGAACTCTACAACCGCGAGATCACCTATCTGACTCTGGATCGTATCCAGATGACGGGTTCTTATTTCGGACTCGTTGCAAACACAACCGAGGCAATCATCAGTTACACCCCGAACACAAACCAAGAACCGATCACATCTCATCCGCAATTTGAATCGTTTGCAGGGACATCTGAAAATCCATCCAACGGTGCGACCTTTGACGAGGACACTGGGGAATTCCTTGGATTCTTCGATCCAGCCATAAAAAACCTTTTTGGCGTGATGTATTACCTCACACCTGCCACTTTACTTTCTAGGACTTATTGGACGAAGACTGTGCCATTGCTCAACAAGAGGATGAAGCGCATCACCACAATTCCGGGGTTTAGGAAACCATCCGATTGCAAGGAGTTCTTGATTCTCGATTATCCATACCGGCAAATCGGGAACTTTTACCAAGTCACCGAGCAGATCATGGGCAGCGGCCCGAACGGATTCTCAACCATTCTCTATCCTTAAACCATGAACCCGCACCGCAAAGGCAACGCATTCCCTCAAGCTGGCGTCCCCGGTGATCCTCGCTTGCTCGATCAACTCCATCGCCAGATGGTTCGCGGTCCGAACATGCAGATCACCCACACCCACAGCGGGACATTGATCAATCTTCAAAAAAATAAAACTGTAACCATCCCACCCATCCCAACTCACCCGTGGAAATGTATAGCTAATGGAGGCAATACGATTACGGTATTGAGCGGAAATATGTGGACTTATCGCAACAATGGCACGGGCTACGCTGGCGATCCTCTTAATTATACCGCTTTCCCATTAGAGTTTGATGGGGTTGATGATTTAACAATTACAGCTACGGGTTACGTGTATGCTCTTTGTGACATTGCACAAATATTAGTTTTGAATGATACAGGCGCATCTGGTATTCCATTTTGGAGCGAAAGAGATGGTTTTAGCGGAACTCCAGAAGTTATTTTTTCGACTGATGCACCATCAGTTTATTCCCCCCAAAATAATACCCCAACCGCCCGTAATTTCGCCATACCATTGGCAAGCGTTGGTTGGGACTCAGTAGAAAACATTGCTTCTGTATTAAAACAATACATAGTTGATGATATATGGCCAGTTGGCGGAAGTGCCACTTACGAGCCTACTCCTTGATATTTATCTCGTTGATGGACAATAAGATCAAAGTTGAAACGCTCGTCTTTGTATGGCGGCGCGTTCCTTAGATCTAATCATTAACACCCAGACGGGACAGCTCCTATCGGGTTTCAACTCCACAACCCAGAACGGAAACACACCGAGCTTCGTATTCGGCGACCTGACTCCGATCACTTGCCGACTTGTTCAGCCGAGCGGATCTGCTGAAAGACCTTGGGCAGACATTGATCTGACCAACCAAGAAGTTCACGTTGCAATCGGCACTCCTGGCAGTTACCCGACCGCTGGCACATTCACACTGACCTATGGCGCGAACACCACAACCGCTCTGGCTTTCGATGCTTCTGCTGCCACAGTCTCGGCAGCTCTAAATCTTCTTGCCAGTATCATCTCAGCAGGTGGCGTCTCCGTGACATCCGCAGCAGGTGGATCTTATCGCATCGTGTTCACCGCTGTTGGAGTTCGGACGGCAATCACCACGAACAGCACAGCACTATACCCGACATCGACCTCATTCATCGCCGTCGCTCAAACAGGATCGGCGTCCGTGCAGGAAGTCGTCGTGATCCGCATGGAGACCCAACCAGCGGCTTATGTCGAGTTGACCGATGATCTGCCCGTTGCAGCCGCCGCCGTCACCACCGTTCGGGCTGGATCGGTTGGGGTTTCTGAAATCCAGAAATTGACCTTCGATCCGATTCCTTACGATGGCGTTTATACTCTCGCCTATGATGGCGAAGAGACCACCGACCTCGCTTGGGATTCAACAGCGGAGGAAATCCAAGCTGCCTTGATCGCGCTGACCGATGTGGACACAACCGGCATCAGTGTCACGGGTTCATTCCCGACCTTCACCATCACCTTCCTTTCGACTTATGCCAACGTGTCGCTGCTAACTGTGGCGGCTGATTCTCTGATCGTTCCAACAGGAAAAAAAGGTTCGATCTCACTCAATACCACAGGCGTCGTTGAGATTCTCTCAGGAGCAACCCGCGCCGACGTCACCATCGAAGTTCAAGTTGTCGATACAGTTACAGGTGACACATGGACCACGCTCCAATCCCCAGCGATCCTGCGCGAAGATATCATCAGCAATTCTCCAGCCTCCCAGACCGCTGGCCCTGTCTACATTCTCGAATCGGTCGCTGAGGCAAGATACGTTCGATATGACGCAGCGCAAACGCTGACCGCACCGAACAAGTTGCAAGCCGTGACCAATCTTGGTTTCACCACGGCAAAAGCAACTCCAGTTGACGCTGACAAGGTGGCTATCCTCGACTCGGCTGCATCAGACGCGCCGAAGCACTCAACGCTGACTGCGATCTGGACGTGGATACAAAGCAAGTTCGCAGGCGC